CCCAGTAATGGTTGTTACAGAAAAAGGCGCATATTGCCATAGTATTATGCCTACTATAGAAAAGAAGATGCAAGAAGAGGATCTTTTTTTTAGAGTAGAAACACTTAATCCTGCAACAGACAAGGTTCATAGATCTCAAGCAATTCGTCTTAGGGCAAGAGCTGGGAAAGTTAAGGTAGATAAGAATAAGGATTGGTGGCCTAACTTTGAAGACGAGATTATGCTTTTTCCAAGAAGTGGGAAAGACGATCAGGTAGATGCTTTCTCCTTGGTTGGTCTAGCTCTTAATAAGTTCTATGAAGCTCCAACTCAGAAAGAATTAGAGGAAGAGATTGTAGAGGATGAAAAAGAAGCAGCAGGTCTCTTTGAGATAGGGAGATCAGAACTAACAGGATATTAATTATGCCAAATGTAGCGGTGTGTACTCCTAGTGTTGGAATGGTAAGAACCAGATATTGTTCCTCCTTGATACGAATGCTTGTGCATTATCAAAATCATCCTATTCTAGGAATGGAGGAAGAACCAAGATATATGTCCTATCATGTTATAGAAGGTAGTATGGTAGGATCAGCCCGAGAAACTTTTGTAGACGATATTCTTACTCTGGACTCTACGCATCTTCTATTCATTGATGAGGATATGGGATTTAGAGAGGATGTTCTTAATATACTTCTCTCTAGGCAAATGCCCTTTGTGTCTTGTAACTATAGAATGAAAGTACCACCTTGTCCTTTCACAAGTAGAAAAGAAGATGACTCAACTTGGCTTGAAACAAATAAAGATAGTACAAGTCTTGAGAAAGCATTTGCAACTGGTTTTGGTTTCTCATTAATTGAACGTAAAGTTCTTGAAGCTGTTTCTAAACCAAGGTTCTCTAATGCTTGGTCCGAAAAACTAAATGCATATTCTACGGAAGATAGATCTTTTTGTATTAAGGCAAGAGAGGCAGGATACCCTGTAATGGTGGATCATAAAGCAAGTAAACGAGTCTACCATGTAGGAACGTATAATTATTCTTGGGAAGACCAATTTAAACCTGAACAGGCTGTTCCTATAGCAGAAAGGTATAGAATTAAATGACACCACAAGGGAATCAAGGACAACCTCTTCAAGGAATGCCTCCTATAGGAATGAGTGGAAATGGGGGGGGAGAGCCTATGCAAGCCCCTCCAGGACCTCCTGGGCCTAATCCTATGACTCCTCCACAAGAGGGTGGAGAAGAGTACAATGAAACCTCAGAACAAGAGCAAATGGAAAATATAGTAAATAGTGCTCTTTCAATGATAAATATTGCAAAGAAACTTCGCAATCGTAAAGATAAAGAATCTGATACTCTTATTTTAAATAAAATAGGAAATGAAGTTGTAGATGGTTATGAGAATGATGAGGATTCCAGAAGTGAGTGGATGAAAATGAATGTAGATTGGATGAGTATGGCTCTTCTTAAGAGAGATGTAAAAACCTTTCCTTGGCCTAGAGCTAGTAATGTAAAGTATCCTCTTCTTTCTACAGCAGCTATGCAATTTAGTGCTAGAGCTTATCCAGCTCTTGTCCCAAGTGATGGAAAAATTGTAAAGACAAGAGCGATTCCCTATGATCCACAAGGTAAAATAGCAGAGAGAGCAGAACATATCTCTCGACATATGAGTTACCAAATTCTATGTAAAATGCCTGGATGGGAACGAGACATGGATAAACTGCTAATGGCTATGGCTATTAGTGGAATATGTTTTAAAAAGACCTATCACGATCCTGTTATGGGTGTTCATAGAAGTGATCTTGTCTATCCAGAAAATCTTGTTGTGAACTACTGGGCAAAAGATCTTGAATCTGCTTATCGTAAAACAGAGATTCAATACTTTACAGATAATGAGATTCGAGAAAAGGTAAGTAATGATGAAGAATTTTTAGATCTAGATTTTACCAAGTCTGATCTAAGAGATTCTAAAAATAGAAATATAGTCAAAAAAATATCTACTGGAAACGAGGCTCCGCCTCTAGATAAAGCTACTCCTCATAAATTTTTGGATTGTCATACTTTCTGGGATCTTGATGGTGATGGATATGAAGAACCCTATATTATAACAGTTCATGCGGATACAAAGCAAGTAGTTCGTATTATTGCTCGTTGGGATTTGGATGGTATGAAGCACAATGATAAGGGAAAGATAGTTAAGATAGAACCCCTTGAGTATTTTACAGCTTTCCCCTTTATTCCTAATCCAGATGGCTCTATTTATGCTCTTGGTTTTGGACTTCTTCTTGGTCCCCTTAATGAATCTGTTAATAGTATTATTAATCAATTAATAGATAGTGGTACTATTAGTAATATGCAATCTGGATTTATTGGTAAGGGACTCAGGATGAAAATGGGTCTTTCTACTTTTCAACCTGGGGAATGGAAAGTAGTTAATGCTACCGGGGATGATCTTAGAAAATCAATTGTCCCACTTCCGAGTAAAGATCCCTCTTCTGTTCTAATGTCTCTTTTGCAGATGCTTATTACCAGTGGTAATCAATTAGCATCAATTGCAGAGATCTTTGTAGGTAAGATGCCCGGACAGAATACTCCTGCAACTACTACTCAGGAAACAGTTAAGCAAGGAATGGCTGTATTTACTGCTATTTACAAGCGTGTGTATAATGCTCTTGAATGTGAGTTCAAGAAGATCTTCAGACTTAACGCTATTACAGAGGGTATTGTAGAGGAAGAGAATAAAATACTCGGCCTTCAACTTTCTTCCTCAGATTATGATGATGATAACTATATTATACCTGGAGGTGATCCAACTGGAGATAGTGAGTCTACCAAACTAGCAAAGGTTCAGCAGGTAGGGCAAATGCTTCAACTTGGTACTATTGATCCTATGGCCTATACTACTTGGGCTCTTCAGATTGGAGAAATTCCTAACTATCAGGCCCTAATTAAACAACCAGCTCCTCCTCCTCAACCTGATCCTACTGAAGTTGCAAAGCAACAAACAGAGCAACTCAAACAACAAGGTCTTCAGCAAAAGATGCAAGGAGATCAACAAAAGAGTATGGTTGATATCCAGACAGCAGGTATGCTTGCACAGATTAAAGCGGAAGGAATGAAACAGGAAGTAGCTTTTAAACAAACCATGCAAGCAATGGAAATGCAGGGTAAGAAGATGGACTCAATGATGAATATGGTTGAAAAAGTTTTAGAACAGAGGCATCAAGCAGCAATGGCCTCCATTGATATTCAGAATATAGAAGTTAAGAACAAACAAGCCCTAGATCACGCAGAACAACAAAATAAGAAGAAGTTACAGCAACCCGCTGGAGGTAAAAGATAAGGAGAAGTGAATGGAAATTAGAAAGTCAGAGTTTCTAGATTGGAAGAATAGTTTAGTAACGCAAGTAATGGCACAAAGTGTAGCAGAACTAGCACAAGAAATGATAGCAGATCTCGTAATGAAAAGAGAAAGTAATCCGGCAGATGACCAATGGGTTAAAGGTTTTTTGCAGGGTGTTCAAGCTATCATGGATTGGGAACCAGAGTTTGTTCAAGAGGAGAGTACAGATGCTTAAGATTAAAGCAGTTGGTCACAGAGTTATTATTAAAGCAGATCCAGTTGAAGAAGTAACTAGGGGGGGTATTGTACTTTCAGTAGATACCAAACGAGAATCGGCGGCAGCTCAAAAAGGAACTGTAGTAGATATTGGTGAAATGGCTTGGAAGAATGAACTCTATGGTTTTGGTAAACCTGGATGGATTCCTTGGTGTACTATAGGAGATCGAGTTTATTTTGCTAGATACTCCGGTAAACTAATTAGAGATATTAAAAAGGGCCAAGAGACAAATTATTTTGTTATTAATGACGAGGATGTTCAGTGTTTGATTCTAGATGAGGGAACAGAGGGAGACAATGATGATTGATACAGTCAAGATTCCAACTAAAGAAGAACTTTTGGAAGTTAAAGACGCAGAAATCATTGAGGAATCAGTCGATGAGCCTAGCGAGCAAGAACAAAGGGCTATGGATGATGGTTGGGTTCCGAAAGATCAGTGGAAGGGGAATCCCGATGACTGGCGTCCGGCTAAAGAATTTAATGATCGCGGCGAGTTATTTAGTCGGATCAAGAGTCAATCGAAAGAGATTGCAGAACTAAAACAAGCAACTTCTTTTCTGACCAACCAGCATAAAGAACAATATATGGCTGGAGTAAAAGATACCATTGAAAAACTTAAAGCACAAAGAAATGAAGCCCTACAAGAGGGAGATATTGTAAGAGCGGCAGAAGTTGGAGATAGAATTGATGAAGTAAAAGAGGAAATGAAACAAGCAAAAGCTACCGAAGTAGATCCCAAACAAGGAAAAGCAGAACTTACAGAGATTTTTAAGTCCTGGCATTCAAAGAATCCTTGGTATATGAATGATGAAGACACAACCTTTTTTGCTGACGCCAAGGGACTAAACTACAGAAAAAAGAATCCTGATTCAAGCGAAGCAGATATGCTTGCTTATGTTACAAAGGAAGTACATAAAGTATTTCCAGATAAATTTCCAAATAAGGCTCCTCCCTCACCTAATGGTGGAGGAAGGGAAAGTCCAAGGGGACGGGGTGGTGAGAATACTTCAAGCCAAATGAGAGAAACTGAAAGTAATATGACAGACGAACAACGTGGCATAATGAAGACTATTCTTAAATCTACAGGCATGACTAAAGAAGAATATTTTAAGCAATATGCTTAATAGGAGATTTTACAAATGACTACTCGATTAGAAGAGATTAATAAACAGAAACCTAAGCGTACCCCTATGGGACGTAGAAATATTTTAACCGTTAGCGGTCTCCAAGATACAGATGAATTTCATTACCACTGGTTTAATGATTCTGGAGATAGACTCTGGAAATGTAAAGAAGCCGGATATGAATTTGTAATGAAGTCAGGTCTTGCTGCTGGCGATACTACTGTTGAAAATGCACGGGGAACAGACTCTACTATGAAAAAGGGAGTTGGTCAAGGGTTTACAGCCTATCTTATGAGAATTCCTATGGAATTTTATAAAGAAGACCAGCGAGCTAAACAAGTTGAGGTTGATTCTCTTGAAACTGAAATGAAATTAGCTCGGAAAGTCGAAGGTAGTTACGGAAAGATTTCTGTTACACGGTAACTGTTTATTCGATCCTGCCGAGCACTAAGCCTATTTTAAGGAGTATTACATATGGCTAATGCAGATCGCGCCAGAGGGTTTATACCCGTTCGTCATACGAATGGATCACCCTGGAATGGCGTTGCAACTCCCTATCTTGTTCCTGCTGCCGATGGGACCGCTATTTATATTGGCGATCCTGTAAAGCAGGGTGGAACTTCCGGTGGGGTTGGAACGACAGCGGCAGGTATGGATACGGAAGGTATGTCCACTGTATCTCGGGATGAATCGGGTACTGCTGGTCAAGATTTTGTAGGGGTGGTTGTTGGTTTTATGCCAGATCCTACTAATCTTGCTCTTAAGCATCGCGCGGCTTCAACTCTTCGTGTTGCTATGGTTTGTACTGATCCTACTACTATTTATGAAGTACAGGAAGACGCAGCGGGTACTCAGATTGCTTCTACAAGTGTTGGATTAAATTGTTCTATTATCACCACAGCCGGTAGTTCTACTACTGGTGTTTCTGGTATGATGCTTGATTCTTCGGCTGTTGCTACTACGTCCACTTTGCCTGTGAAAATTATTGGTCTTGTGAAACGCCCAGATAATGCTCTGAGTACTGGAACGACCGATAAAGCCAAGTTTGAAGTTTTCTTCAATACTGGTTGGTACAACTCGAATTCGGTTGGCACCGCCTAACCATTAAGGGAGAAAATAAATGGCTATCAATACTGGCAGTTTTGGAAAAGCACTTTGGCCTGGAATCAACAAATGGTATGGAGACTCCTATAGTGAGTGGACTACCGAATATACCGATATTTTTAATACCGAATCAAGCCGTAAGGCATTCGAAGAAGATATTGGGGTTTCAAATTTCGGTCTGATGGTTGCAAAGTCTGAAGGTGGATCTGTTTCTTATGACAGCGCACAACAAGGCTTTATTGATCGTTACACCCATGGGGAATATGCTCTTGGGTTCCAGATTACTAAGGTAATGGTCGAGGACGATCTGTATGATGTTATTGGGAAGAAAAGAGCCAGTGCTCTTGCCTTTTCGGTTCGTCAGACTTTGGAAGTTCTTGGAGCAAATATTCTTAATAGGGCGTTTAATTCCAGTTATACCTATGGTGACGGAAAAGAACTCTGTAACTCCGTTCGTCCTAATGTAGCTGGTGGAACGTGGTCGAATATTATAGCGACAGCGGCAGACCTTTCGGAAGCAAGTCTTGAACAGGCTTGTATCGACATCCAAGGTTATACCGATGATCGTGGTAAGAAGATTGCTGTTCGTCCTAAGAAGTTGATTGTTCCTTATACTCTCGATTTTGAAGCTAACAAGATTCTTAAGACAGAGTACGAAGTTGGTACAGATAATAACACCGTAAACGTGGTTCGTTCGCGTTTCCCCGGTGGTGCTAGTCTGAACCACTATCTCACCGATACGGATGCTTGGTTTGTTATTACAGACGTTAAGGATGGGATGAAGTACTTTGAAAGACGTGCTCCTACTTTCACGCAAGATGACGATTTCGATACGGATAATGCCAAGTTTAAGGCTACATGGCGTGGTTCGTTCGGTGCGACAGACAAGCGTGGGATCTACGGCAGCGCGGGCGCCTAGCCCTAAGATGATCTAAGGACAAGGGGGCTGGAAACGGCTTCCTTGTTCCCCCCTTATTAAAGGAAAATTAAATGGCTGATAAAACTTCGTATCTAAAAGGTCCAAAACAGGTAGTTGTAAAGACTCGTAGTGCTTCTATTGCTGATACCACAGCTAGACAGATTGCAACTCTTCCCAAAGGCTCTCGTCTTATGGGATTTCTTATTAATGGTGTAGCTTCTGATGCAGTAACTACAGCTACTCTTGGTTTTGGTAATACTTCCGCAGCGAATCAGTATGTTACTGGTGCTGATGTAAAGACTGCCGCCGCTGGTGTGGGGCCAACTCTTCTTGCAGGTGTGTCCGGTGTTATGGGTGCTGTTCTTACTACCGATACTCCAATCTTTGTAAAATATGCCGACACAGGTGGTGCGGCTACAGTTGGTAGCTGGAAGGCTTCGATTATCTATAATACTGGTAACGTCACCAACGACGATACTATTTAATTTTAGGGAGTAATTAAAATGCGCCCTAAATCTTATACTCTGAGTACTGCGGCTGCGGGGGCAACCCCGTGGCATATGTGCGATTATAAAGCAAACCCATTCTCAGTTGCTTTTCAGGTAGATATTGCAGGCAATACTGGTACTTATACAGTAGAACACGGTTTTTGTGATATGACTCTTAGAGATGTAAGTATCTCAAGAGCTACTACAGTAGCAACTGTTACCCAACTTAATCACGGTCTTGCTGTTGGAGATAGTGTTGTAGTAAGCAACGCTGGAGCCCCTCTTGATGGAACTTATGCTGTTGCTTCGGTTACAAGTACAAGTGTTTATACTTATACTGTTGTTAACTCTGGAGCTACTTCAGCATTAACAGCCCATGTTCTAAATATTAGAGTAATGCCCCATGCTACCGTAGCTGCTCAAACTACTTCAAAAGACGGAAATTATGCATATCCAGTGCAATTTATTCGTTGCAGATGTACTGTGGCGGGTGCTGGTGTTTATATCTTTCATGTAAACCAAGGGAGTAATTAATCATGAGTGTCTCAATTGATGTCTCCCAACTAGAGGTCGTGAAGACTTTTTCTGGTTTTCTTCAGATTATGCAAGAGCCGGAAAAGTATAAGGATCTTCTTAAAGAAACAGATAGGTTAATTAATGAGCAACGAAAGTTACTTGGGCCTGTTCAAACTAAAGAACAAGCCGACGCTTATTTAGTTGCTGCCCAGAATAAGATTAGTGTCTGGGCTAAAGAGGATGAATCTCGACAAGCAGAAACAGAAAAAAAGTATCAGGACAAGATGAATCAGGCTAACTCTGCTCTGGAAACTGCTCAAGGACTTCGAGCTAAAGCTCAAGAAGCAACTGATAATGCAAACCAAAAAGTAAAAGATGCCGATACAGCTTTGTCCAATGCTAAAAAATTAGAGGCTTCTGCTCAAGTTCAAAAGAATTCACTTGATAAACAACAAGAGGAACTTAATGAAAAGAAAGTCACTCTTGACGAAAAACTAGAAAAAGTGAGAAAAATGCTTGGAGAATAATAAATTATGTTAATCTTAAATGATTCACAGCCAAGAGGTTTAGGTTATTATGAGATAGACCAGAGATTTGTAGATGCTCCAGTATCCTTGGGTTTTCGTCATTTTGAGGCGGATACTTACACCTGTTCACACTGTAATTCTGTGGTAATTCTAAATCCAGCAAGAGTTAGGGAGAGATATAAGTGTAATGGTTGTAATCATCATCTATGTGATAATTGTGCTTCTTTGCGTTATGCCGGAGCACCATGTAAAACTATGCTACAAGTTCTTGAAGAAATACAGGATGCGGCGGTACGGCAAGCTGAGCATTCTACTCTAATCCTGCCGTAATATAGGAGATACAACATGGCTCGCTATACTGCAACATGGAGTGCTGTTACTTCCGCTGCGCTGGTGGACACATCGGCGGCTGTCAACGCTGCCTATCCGGGGAGCCTTCGCTCGGGTGGCGCAACGCTGCAATACAGAGTCAACGAAGTCTATATCGGTGGTGAGGACACGGCGTCCACGCCATGCCAGATGATTCTGGCTCGCGCATCCACGATTTCTGTCGGCGCGTTGTCAGTCGGCAATATCGCTGTGGCAGACTTCACGGTGACGGCTCCGGGTACGGTTCCGGGGTGGGGCAATACCGCAGCCA